ATGGAAAAAACCACCACCTTCCCTTTGCGCTATTCTGCTTATGTCCTCAGCATCGCCGGGCTGCTGGTGTCGTTACCGGTAACGCTTTGGCTTGGAGCAGGCTATCTGTTTCCGGTGATTTTTGGTGCGCTCACAGCCCTCGGCACCTGGGATTTACTGCAGCGAAAGCATACTGTTAGCCGAAACTATCCCATCATGGCCAACTTCCGGTATCTGTTTGAGTCCATCGGCCCGGAGATCAGGCAGTACTTTATCCAGTCCGATACGGAGGAGCGGCCCTTCTCGCGGGAACAGCGCACTATTATCTACCAGCGGGCGAAGAACGTGCTCGACAAGCGACCATTCGGCTCACAGTTAGGCATGTACGAGGAGGGCTTTGAATGGATGAACCACTCGCTCACCCCAACCCGACTCGACAGCAGTAACTTCAGGATTCTGATCGGCAAAAACTGCGAGAAACCTTACAGTGCCAGCGTTTTCAATATCTCCGCCATGAGCTTTGGCTCACTCTCCGCCAACGCCATTCTCAGCCTGAACACCGGTGCAAAGAAGGGCGGCTTCTACCACGATACGGGGGAAGGATCGATCTCCCGCTACCATCGGGAACCCGGTGGAGATCTGGTCTGGGAAATCGGTTCCGGCTATTTCGGTTGCCGGCATCCCGACGGCTCCTTCAATGCCGAGATGTTCGAAAGGAATGCCACTCTGGACCAGGTCAAAATGATAGAGGTCAAACTATCTCAAGGGGCAAAACCAGGCCACGGTGGCATTTTGCCTGGAGCAAAAGTGACCCCCGAAATTGCCGAAGCCCGAGGCGTTCAGGTTGGCGAAGATTGCATCTCCCCCGCCAGCCATTCCGCCTTTTCCACCCCCATTGAACTGCTGGAATTCCTCGAACAGCTGCGAAGCCTCTCCGGCGGCAAACCGGTCGGCTTCAAGCTCGCCATTGGCCACCCCTGGGAATGGTTCGCCATCGTTAAGGCCATGCTGAAGACAGGCAAAAAGCCCGATTTCATCGTGGTTGATGGCGGCGAAGGCGGCACCGGTGCGGCGCCACTGGAGTTCATCAATCGCCTTGGCATGCCGATGACAGAGGCTCTGCTTCTGGTTCATAACACACTGGTGGGCACTCACCTGCGCGAAGACATCGCCATTGGCGCCGCAGGCAAGATTACGTCCGCGTTCAATATTGCCCGCACCCTTGCTCTGGGAGCGGACTGGTGTAATTCCGCCAGGGGCTACATGTTTTCCCTGGGCTGCATCCAGGCATTGAATTGTCATACCGGCCGCTGTCCCAGCGGGGTCGCAACACAGGATCCGCGTCGTGGCAATAAACTGGACGTCCCCTTGAAAAGCGAGCGGGTATTCAACTTCCATAAGAACACCCTGGATGCCCTCCAGAATCTGCTTGAGGCCTCGGGGCTCCGGCATCCCTCTGAGCTTGGCCCGGAGCACATCGTCCGTCGCGTCTCCAAAACCGAAGTGCATAGCTATCTGGACCTGTTTCCGTTCCTCGAACCGGGAGCACTGCTTGAGGGCAAAACTGGCCTGAGGGTCTTCGACAAGTACTGGGAAAGCGCTCAACCGGATACCTTCGAACCGCCGGAATTCATCCTGGCACTGCGGGAGACCAAGTTACGTTGATTTCGAGAGAAATTCGCCAGCCCGGTGTTTATTTTTAGACTGGGCTGGTGTAGACTTCGCTCCCGCTAAGCCACTGAGATAAACCTTGTTTCTCGGCAGCTTGCAGTTTACGGGGCGTAGCGCAGCTTGGTAGCGCACTTGCATGGGGTGCAAGGGGTCGTAGGTTCAAATCCTACCGTCCCGACCAGAATTCCCCGAAAAGGCAGACACTTAAAAGGCGTCTGCCTTTTTTCGTTTTGGGCCAACCAAAATACAACCAATAGAAAACCAAAACCCCCTACTCTGCAGCAACCTCTACCCACCGAATTTCATCGTGTCCTGAGTCATAGTTGCTGGTCATTTTTGCACTGGCATGGCCAGCCAGTTGTTGCGGGTCTACTCCCTTGTCCCGATAGTTCTTGATGCCCAGCGCCCGGATCTCGTGGAACGTTGGCAGCTCACTTTCCGGTACGCCGTCGAACAAGCCGGATTCGTCCCGAGCTTCAGCGAATGCCCTGGTAATCATCTGAGGGCGAACCTGTGTCCAGTGATCCATGCCCTCCCGATCTTTCACTTTACGCTCAGGCCTGCGATGCACCAGGTACGGACTGGCCAGATCGTCACGGCACCGCCGGATAACCTTCTTCAGCTTCGGACCAATGCTGATGGCCAAATAGCCGGTGTCGTACTTCTCCGTTTTCTCCTGCACCACGTACAGCTTTTCGTCACGGATATTGTCGAACTTCATCCGCGACACATCACCCCGGCGCTGCAGCGTAATAAGAGCAAGATCCATGGCGTTCTGAGCCCATGCCGGGCAAAGCGCGTGGATGGTGTCGTACTGCGCCTGGGTGAGACGCCGGCGGGCTTTCTTTTCTCTGCGCTTCAGCGTGGCCTCGGCTGGATTATCGGACCGGAGCCCCCTGCTCACTGCCACCCTGAACAGGCCAACAGCCACCTGCCGAATCTGGTTCGCGGATCGCGGCGAATACTTTTCCAGTAGCTCGGCGATGTCCTGAACGCTCACGTCCTCGACCGCCACATCGCCCATGGCAGCTTCCAGCTTTCGAGCCTGGACCCGGTACATTTCCAGAGTGCTCGGCTTGTATTCCCGCTCCGGAGCGATGTTTTCAAAAAACCATTTGATGTGCTGGCTGATCGTCACGTTGCCCAACACCTTCGCCACCAGGTCATTCTCTGGCATCAGGTGCGCGTTCAGTTCCTTGGCAGCCGCGATGGCCTGGGCCTTATTGGACCCCATACCGTGGAACTTTCCGGTGACCGGGTGACGGTATTGGTATGACTTGCCACCGTTGTTCGGATACAGATTCGGTGGTAAAGCTCTGTTCTTCGGTCTGCGAGGCCGTGGACTCATGCTGCCAGCACCCTATTCACCAGCGGGTTATTCGATACCTTGAGTCTGTCCAGATCCACATAGTAGATGGTTCCGATACGCTGACCGGGAAGCTCGCCTTCGTCGATGCACTTTTTCAGCGTCTTCATGTCCGGCTCACTCCCCTTCTCAAAGTACCGAGTCCGGAACTGTGTTGCTTTCATGAGTTTCACCGCTCACCTCCCTTGCTGTGCGGCTGGGTGTAGACAAGCGAATGAGACTCAAACGGAGACGGCGTTGCAGCCATCGGGTAGATTTTCGCCGGGTGACCGGCGTTAAGATTATTCAGCCCACTGGACGGGATAAAGCCCACTGGCTCCGGCTCTGAATGCTCAAGAGTTGCCGAGATCTGATCCGCATCCGAGCCACCCTCAGCGCCTGCGGCGAAGAATTCAGGCTCTTGCAGAACAGCCGCGTCAGCAGTTCGGGCTGCCCGGGCAAGCACCCTGGCCAACTCGTCCGGCCGGAAATCCGCCAGTGGCCGGTTCAACTCCCTGTTAAACAGCCTGCGGAAGTACGCCATATCGAGACCATAACGGTTCTTGCCCTGTTCGTCTGGAACACTGTTGCGCGATTGGGCAGCGAGATATTCCTTAACCAGCTCGACAACCGGGCGCCCGGCTTCTTCTTCCGGGACACCCAAAAGCTCAGTTACTGTCGCAATATCGCTGATGGCACGGGATGAAATCGCGGCATAATCGGTGCCATCTGGAAGCCATGTAGTCCGCCCATGCTCATCCACAGCAGCCAGCTTCTGGCCATTACGCACCAGCACCCCGCAAACATCGCCGCCCAGCTGGCGGACTTTGGATTCTGCGATTGGTTTTAGTTCGATGTTCACCCTTTCATCCTCCGCACAGTCTCTGCCTTCCGAGCCTTTAGCCCTTCGGGTGTAATCATCCAGTAATGATTGCGCTGCAGTTCAATCAGGCCCAGCTCCTGAGCTTTATCCAGAGCCTTGCGCAGCCGATCGGGACGCCATGAGGTCTTTGGCCGCTTGTCGGGATCCTCGAAAACGCTGTGGTATACCTGCAGCAGATCCTGCCAACCCTGAGGCAGATCAATCCCGCGGTAGTTCTCAAACAGGCGTAAGAGTGTGTAAACGTCCTTCGGGAGCAACTTGGCAAACATTTCGGCCTGCTCGTCGCTGCGCTCGCTGATAAACATTGGTCTGGTCACAGCAGTCTCTCCTGTATTGCAGATCGAGGCTCTGGCCGATTGGTCACGTCCACTAGGTGAACGAAAGGCTCTGGCTCGTGGCTATTGCATATTTCCGTGGCGAAGACTTCCTGGCCGTGCAGATCGCACTGGCCGTAACTGGTTCGCCCATGGGTTTCACCCCACCGGTTGGTAAACGGACAATGCTTGTCATCGTCATGCCCTACCGGGCTGTAGTGTTCGCAGCTGATGCAGGCCCTGGGCATTTGGAGCTGAGGTTCAGTCATTTCTTCCACCATGTGCACCGGTCCCAATATCCCGCCCGCTCTCGCAGTTCCGAGATAAAGCGGCCCTCCAGAGCAGTGTCTTTCACGCCGTGTTCGTGAGCGATTGCCACCAGGTCAAGCATGCAGTCGGCCGCCTCATCCATTTTTTTCACTGCCTTTTTCACGGCCCTTTCCTTTTGCTTCTGCGTCATGCTCATGCAGCCTGCTCCTCATAACCCCGGTAACACTCGGCGTCTGCCGGCTTATCAAATGGGCAGTTGCACTCCGGGTAGTTGCAGGCCCGGCTGGCGGGCTTCTTCAGATCTGCGTATACCAGGTCAAGCAAATACTCTGTCTGATCGTCATACCCCTGCCTGCTGGCGGCCTTGGCAATGCTGTGTCGCTCTGAGCTGGTGAGCTCCATGCGGTAGGTCTGCATGTCCAGCTCCTTTTCCCGCTCCCGCTGACGGCGTTTTCGTTCGGCTGGGGTCATGGCCATCACGCATCCCCCAACACGTTCAGCGCCTTTCGGCCCGCCTTCATCAGGGCCTTCCGGTGGCTAATCTTTTGAATACCGTTGGCGTTCATGTAGTGCAGGGTCTCAGCCACGGTTGCCAGAGTGCTCACCGGGCTGGTGGTAGCGCTGAGCATCAATGATGTCTCGCAATCGCTGGCGGAACTTCCGATTACGTATTGGGGGCCTTTGCTCATGATTCTGTCTCCGGTTCTTTCAGGTGCTCCAACCACACATCCCATTCCTCTGGCTGCAACCAGGTGCCATCTGTCAGCACGGCGCACCCACTGGAATGGATGTAGGCCAGCCCTGCCCTCTCAATCAGTTCGATGATTTCTTCTGGCGACTTCATGCCGCTAATGCCTCTCTCGAAATGCTGTATGCAGTCACTCCTTCCCCGAACAGATCTTTGCCGCACGGGACAAGGACGCCTTTCTTAACCAGGGCCCGAAGCGTTAATTGGTTCACCTGGGTGCCATCGACCATGTAGGCCTTACCGCTGGCATCAACATTGATGCTCTGCCCGGTCTCCTGCATGTGCTGTAAAACTTTGATCTGGGGGGGGGGTATAGCCGTTCATCACGCCACCTCGCCCACGTATGCTTCCTGAATGGCTTTGAAGGCCTGCAGGTCTTCCGGCTTCTGGATGGCAAACCGAGCCCCGCGCCATGCAAGGAACACCTCGTCTGCCTCAATCACCAGGCTGCTGCCATTCGGGATCTCATGCTGAAGCCGGCGGGCCATTTCCCAGGAATTGAGTTGGGCAGGAGTTGCGACACTTTCTGCTTTCCGTGACGTGTCACGAATGCCCTGCTCCCAGTCCGACACAACGGTTACCTTTTCGTCGGCTGGATCTTCAGTGGCAGCGGGATCAGGTGCCGCATCTTTCTTGCCCAGGTCACTGGCACCTTCCAGCCGCTCGCGGCCCTTTTGGGTCAACGCCCAGTAACCATTTGAGCGTTTGTGAATCAGCCCAGCACTCCGCATGTTGCCCAGAAAGCCCGATGCAAAAGCTCTGTCCGACCAATCCGGGAAGGCTTCCATCAGTGCCTTAGTTGAGCGCTCGGCTTCTTTGAGCGCGCCGAGTACGTCCAGAACGTCAGCCATGGCTTGAGTCCTCCGTGGATTCACGTTCGATCTGTTGCAGCAGCTCGTTGGAATTCCGAACGGCTGCCTGGTAAGTGTTCAGGGGTGCCGCCGCCATCATGGCCAGCCCGGTCAGGTCTTTGAGCACCTGGTAAAGCTCGTCTGCGTACCGGACCTTGGCGGTTTCAGCCCGCAGCGGGATAACGCACCCACCTGCCCGATCAGCGCAGAAGTCAGCCGGGGTTTTACCGATAAACGCACCGGCCACCCGCCCTTCATGTATCCATGCCCATGCATCAGCCACGGCGCTTACCCTCCCGCTTCTTCAGGTGGACTTCCTCCCGGTCGATGGTCACCGACTTCGGCGCAATGATTCCCATGCGGGCTGTGTTGCCGCTGTTGTGGATCATCACCACCTTGATTTCTGGTCCACCTTCCGGGGTGATCACCAGAGCTTCGCCGTCCTTCCTGGTAACTACCAACATGCCGATCTCCTTATGCCGCGCCCGGGCCCGGCTGATTGATTTGCCGAAGCCGCACAGGCAGACGGACCACGTTCTTTTCCCTGGGCACGACCTTGTAGGTGCGATTGGCGCCCAGGCGAATCTCACAGCCCAGCTCGGTTGCCAACTGGCGGAGTGCAGGATCCAGCTTTGCCAGGGTCAGGTTTTCCGGAAATTCCACAGTTACAGCTGCCATGCTCTGCTCCTTATGCGTAGATGCCGCGAATAGCCGTGCGGCCGATGGTGTTCTGGGTAACGGGAGGACGACCGCCACTGATCGGCGTGGGCCGGCTGCGCATCGCGGGCAGCATGGCGAAGGCTATCAACGCCCAGGCAAGCATTCGGGCCCGGAACAGGCCCTGCATCCAGCCTTGGGAAATCAGGTCTACCCTGCTGTGCGCGTGAAACTGGTCTTTGGCCTCGTCGAGGTGCCAGTTAACGGTGTCTGGTGAGATATCGAGCTCGCGCGCAATCTCTTTGGCGCTCATGCCCCGGGCCGCCAGCATGACGACTTCGGCCCGGCGAGGTGGAAGCAGTGACTCATCCGCCAGCTCAACGATCATTCGGGGGTAATGCGGTTTCTGTCTGCGGCCCATGGTGTTGTCTCCCTGATCAACGTTCACGGGAAAAATATACGTTCACGTATATATTCGAGTCAATACGTATGCGTATATCTTTTTGAAGTTTTCGAGCAGGCGCGAAATAGGCTATGGTTCCGCCCTCACGAAACAGGGAGACCGTCACATTGAAAGCAGTAGTGAATACCCTCCTAGCCCTGGTGCTGATCGTCAACGCCGGCACTGCACAGGCAGAGCTCGTCAAGAAATCGAAATCAGGCATCTGCCACCCACCCGCCAGCTCCCACTACGAACGCACAAAGAACTACCAGGCTTTCGATTCTGTTCACGCCTGCATCCAGTCAGGCGGGCGCCTGCCAAAGAACATGAGCAGCTTTCGGCCGATAGCCAAGGCGGAAGTGTCCGCCAGACCTGCCACCAGCAGTGGTTATGAGAGAAGCAAGTTCGGGCATGGATGGGATGATGCTGATGGAGATTGCCAGAACAGCCGCGCTGAAGCGCTGATCACTGCTTCAACGACGACCGTGAGGTTTGCGGACGAACGCCGCTGCAGAGTGGTTACCGGGCGCTGGATAAGCATGTTTACAGGAAACGTGATACAGAACGCCGGCGATATCGATATCGACCATGTGGTGCCCCTGAAGTGGGCCTGGGATCACGGTGCCAGCTCCTGGACGAAGGAAAAGCGGGAGAAATTCGCAAACGATCCGGTAAACCTGATACCGGTAGAGGCCAGCCTGAACCGAAGCAAGGGCGCCCAGGGCCCAGAAGACTGGTTGCCGCCATCAGGTAAATGCCAGTATGTCAGCAGGTTTGTGAGAATTGTGCGAACCTATAACCTAGAGCCCTCTAAGGAGCAGTTCTACCGATATAAACAGCAGCTGGCATCGTTTTGTAGCTAATATTTGGTTGATAACCCATGAAGATTCTGAGCATCGCTGCGGCATTCGCAACAATAATGGTTTCCCAGGGGGCGCTATCACAAAGTCGCCTGCCAGATGCGCTTCATTGTGTAGGCGTGGAAAACGACATAGCCAGACTTGAGTGCTATGACTCGGCCTACGACAGTTTCAGGGCTGCTGAGACGGCGCAAGACAACTGGCAAATCGTAGCTAAAACCAATCCTCTCGATGACACTGTAACCACGGTATTTATCGTTGAATCATCTGGCGGCACGAGCCCCGTGTTCGGTGAGCACAGGTTGATCATCAGATGCCGCGGAAACGAGCTGAACATATGGATTGATTGGCATCAGTTCCTCTCAACTGAAAGTGCCAGCGATGTAACCTGGAGAGTTGGTAAGCAGAAAGCGCAATCAGGGAAATGGCCACACGGGGCGAGCTCATCATCACTGACGTTCTACCCCCATGATGAGCCGGAACTTGTGACTCAAATGATAGATTCTGATCAATTCGTAGCGCAAACGAAGGCGGCGACCGGGGAAACTCTTACAGCCATTTTCAACGTCAGGGGCTTGGAGCAAGCAGTCACGCCAATCAAAGACGATTGCTTGCAGGAGGAGGCTCTGACACGCCCGGATTACATGAACAAAGAGCTTTTTGAGGCGTTGAAAAGCATCAAACAAAGAGATGAATACCGGTCCAGGTCAGAAGTGGAGTAACCTGGCGGATTAATGAGATTAATACCAACACCAGAAGGCCCTACTTGAAATTCACGTCGATGAGGTGGACATACCCTGTTAGGACCCCATCGGTAAACCTATCGATCGTTCCGGTAAAACGGATGACGTCTCCTTGGGAGAGTATAAGCGCCTGATCGTCAGGAACTTCCTCGAGGTAATAATCGACTAGCGCCCTTCGATCACCGTCACTAAGCTCAACCCTATTACCCCGGTTGCCCTGCTCAACATCGATCACAGTTCCCAGCCAGGTCACTCGTTTGCCGACAAACTGAGATTTCTTGTCAGTCTCTTGGGCGGACGTGAGACCAGAAAGATAGATCTGATCCATCATCTGACCATAGGACAGGTCAATGTGTTCGGCCTGAAAGCCAGGGATCTGAAAGCTTTTGCTGAAAACGCCAGCCAGAGCACCAACAGCCAAGACGATCATGAAGATCATCTTCGGCTTACTGGACTTGAGCTCGTCCCACATTTCGCTGGATGATTCCTTCTTCACAGCCAATGCCGTCCTTGTGGTTTGTTAAAGCGCTCAATGCTGGCGGATTATTGCGGATAAGAAAAAGCCCGCTCTTTGGCGGGCACGATTACTCTGCAACTGGTTTTTGAACCGGCCTCAACTGTAGCGGAATGGTAATGCTATCAATGCCCGCATCGAGAAGAATTTCTCTCAACTTACTGACAATCAGAGGGTCGATAACATTGCTGAAGGTTACCACCTCTTCATGCTCTAACTCATTCAGTCTCTTGCTCGTGATCCCGTGATCCGCGCCCAAGTCAAAGCGGCCCGTTCCTGCAAGTTCAATTTCGATTATCACTTTGTCATCGGAATCAATGTCATCTTGACCCTCGGGAATGATCTTGACGAAAGCTGTCACAGTACAGTACAGAGAATTTGAATCGACTCCAAATCTCAAGTTGGTTTCGATTGACAGGTCTCCACCATTATTGTCTATGCGATCATAACTCGGTATGTCAAACCGAATACGATGAAAACGCATTTCCACCAAGTGGTAGTTGTAAGCACAAACCTCAATGCTCATGTGCACGCCCCTGACCCAGCGAATAATTGCCTTTCAGCCCCTGAAAAATCTCCTCAGACCAGCTTAATCCTGCAGTTCGTGGTTCGTTCGACGTACGAACGCTACTTGCATAGAGGCTCGCTTGATATACGTGCTTCCTAATCTGGTCATTAACGTTTTCAAGAAACTTCTGCTGTGGATCATCTTCAACATATTCAGCGATGGCCCTTGTTACAGCGTCATTGATCGAAATGTCTTGCTCAGCTGCCTTGAACGCAATTCGCTTATGCAAGTCTGCCCCGATTCTAACGTTGAATGACCCTTTGAACGGCTTGTTGGGCTCAACTCCAAGTTCGGAGCAGGTTTCTAAGTAGTCATCGACCGCTGCTTCAAACTCTTCTTGCAGTTCGGCCGGGGAGCAGGCTTCATAGGTGACCAAATCGTTGATATACATTAGCTGGCCATACATGCAATTGGTCTCTGTATCCCAGTCAACAGAACCGATTTGGCCTTTGTAATTTAGTACCTTTGAACTCATTTTAAGAGCCCCCTCTCCTTAAGGGATTTCACAACGGCGTCAATAGCGCCGGGCTTTACATCAGGGCTGGGATGGGGATTATGCAGGCTTATGATCATTCGATCGCCATCCGGAGCCTCTGGTAGAAAATATTTTACGCGCGAGCCACTACCTTGGAGCTCTTCAAAGCCCAATGACTCTAAATATTTCTGTAATTGTCGCCACTTGATATCCTTTGGCGTTGGCTTTCGCTTTAGCTTTTCAGCGAATCTATCCTGTTTGTTGCCCACAATTTTAGGTCCTGATTTCCCGAATGCAACTAGAATTTAGTTGCAAGCTTGTAACTCATCGCAATACTGACCACCAAAAGACTCTTCCGATCACTCGCACATTGGCCGCCATCTCTTCAGCAGTCACTTCTTCAACTGGATGTTCACTCGCATTCTGGCTCACGATCTTGATACCACCACCTGGTCGGCGGTGCAGATACTTCACCCGCAGCATGCCACCGTGGTCGATCGCGTAGATCTCGCCATCCTTAACTGTCTTATCGGCAGTGTTCACGCCAACACAAGTACCATCCGGCATGACCGGTTCCATGGAGTTACCGCGAACAAAGGCACAGGCCGCGGCTTCAGCTGGCACGCCGGCCCGGCTCAATGTGGACTTTGCGAAACGTAATTTGGCGCCGTGATTCTCTATCACCTGAGTGGCGCCACCTCCGGCAGCCAGCTCGACTTCCCTGAACAGAGGCAACTCTACTTCATCCTCATTCAATGGCGTGTTGCTGTCCCAGGCATCCATGTGGCCGAAGAACTCTAGCTCGTCCGCATTTTCCGGTCTCCGCTCTTCGGCGTTACCAGTCTGCTGTGACTTAGAAACATCAAGTTCTGCCCCCGGCTCGGGATAGCCCTCAATTTTAACTCGCGAGAGCAGCCAATCTGGCGCATGTAAGCCGCCGTCGGTTACTTCTTCAAACTCGTCTTCAGTAATGCCGAGCAGTGCCTCAATGCTTTGGCCAGCAGCCAGGCTTTCTCGAATACACTCAAAGAATGTCGCCTCCCATCGATATCGAGCGTCATAACGCTCAAGTTCTTGGCGGGCCTTCTTCGCATCTTTGTCCATCATTGGGCCCTCACCAAGGATCAGCCACAAACTACTGACTCCCATTGCATCGGATAAGGCTTCCAATGTTTCCGTTCGAGGGTTCTGGCTAATGCCTTTCAAGATGCGCGAGATCGTCGGCTGAGGGACTCCGGATGCCTGAGCAAGCTTGTATTGGGTAACACCGCAGTGCGTCATCGCTCGCTGCAGTCGATCTGAGTAGTTTTCTTTCATGCCCAAATCATACGCGCGCGTATAAGGTGCCGGTAGAAACATAAACGCATACCCTGTTGCGCAAACATATACGTTTGCGTATATTCGCAAGCATGACTAACACAACCTGCGAAAAAATCAGAAAGCTCGAAGCCAAAGGCTTATCGATTACCGAGATAAGCAGGCTCTCTGGTGTTCCTCAGCCCACTGTCTGGAGGATTGCCAGAAAGAAGCATGCTCACCCGCTCGAATGCACAGCTCGGAAAATTGATGACCTATACCGCCGAGAGTTTCATTTAGGACAGCCGCCAATCAATTCCGAGGTGGCTTGATGTTCTTTATTGAACCACACCATCGCTGGCGGAATACCCGCCTGACTATGGGTGGTTATTCATACAGGTATTTATGAGGAAGGACCGATGGCAGCAATGACAAGAGACGTGAACACGAAAATGGCAGCGCCGACGCCCGAAGAGAGCCTTTCCGCTGCTGTCATGGTTTCGGTCCTGGGCGTGGGCAACGTTGGAGTGAAAACAAAGTTACAGGTTATGTGGCCCTACTACGAGTTGGACGACGCTCTTGTAGCCAAAGAGGCCGCCCAGCTGCTTATAGATGCCCATACTGCTGCGCTAAAAGCACTGCCTCCTCAGCATCTTGAGCAGATTTGGAAAGATCGAGACGAACGCCTGTTTTCTGTTTGTGCTCCTTAACGACGCAATAGTAGAAGCCGTCGCCAGGCTCGATCACGTCACCAATTTTGACCGGAAATTCTGACTCGTAATGCCTCTCGCAGGCATCGTCCATATCGGACAGATAGTGAAGGCGGTACTTGAACATAGTTTCTCCCTGAAAGAACTGAGGCTCAGGGAAAAGGATACACCAGATAAAGATTGATGAAGGCGCGAGCTGCAGCGCTATCAGAAGCAGCCGGTAACAGTCGCTGGCCAGGCGTAAGCCGAGGTGCCGACATTGCAGGTGGAGATAGGGACCACCGATAGAACGCCAGCAGCGTGGGCCAAAGGACCATCACGACCTCCGCCCCCGGTGACCACGCTGACAGCCCGGAAAGACGGGCCGTATTCGAGAGGATCTTACTCCCATGAGCCGGGTGGCTTGGTCGATCTCCCTGGGCGTGTGAGCCAGGTAGAGCCCCCTCGAATTCAGTAGATCATTTGGCCTCGTCTTTCCCGGGGTTACTCACTACCTCGTAGATGGAGCGGAATGCGTCAGTAATGTACTCGATCTTGTGGTGATTAACGCTACCACTTTTCGAAAGATGAGCGATGAGAATGTCGGCAGCAATACGTTCGAAGGATTCTTTTTTGTCGGACATAGAAGTCTCCATTTCCTTTGGATTGATGAGTGAAAAGAGTAGCAGACAATCCCGAATTGTTAAGGAGTCTCGGAGAATAGAACGCATGTGACGCCGGCGGGCCGGACCGACAAGAGAGATGGGCTCGGTTGTAAGAGCGTCCCGAGTCGCCACAAGAAAACGTGACACGTCACGAAAAATAAACCGGACAACGGAGCAGTCATGCCGGAGAAATTGCAGATCACCTTACCCTGGCCGCCGAAGGCGCTCAGTCCGAATAGCCGCGGCCACTGGTCGAAGAAGGCCAGAGCCGCAGAACTCTATCGGTACACCTGCAAGATGGAATCGTTAGCAGTCATCCGGGAAGGCAAGTGGGACCTGCAGCCTATGCGTGATCTGGTCGCCGCTGGCGGTGAAATTCATATGTTCCTCGACTTCTGCCCGCCGAATCGCCGGCAACGTGACGACGACAATGTGGTTGCCGCGTTCAAGTCTGGCCGTGATGGGCTGGCGGATGCTATGGGAATCGACGATTGCCACTTTCGGACACACCCATTCCTGAAGCGCGACGAGATCGTTAAGCCGTTGGGCGAAGTGCGGGTGGTGATTACGGGGAAAGCGAAAAGTGAGGAATAGCCACTTCCTAATTTTTCCGACGCCGTAAGCAAATCGTTGCTTGGTTTTCTGAGTCTTCGCACATGGGGGTGTCTGTTACTCAGTAGCCAGCATCGGAAAAAACTACCCGGCTTAAACGGTGCTGGTAACACCTGGCCGGGTTAATCGATGAAACGGAGTGATTATGACTGAATTAGCAACTGCCAGCAACGAACAGCAGACCATGAGTAGCAAGGAGATTGCCGAGCTTGTGGAAGCCAGGCACAACGATGTGCTTGTGACGATTCGCCGACTATTTGATAAGGGCCTTTTACGATCATCTCGTAAAACCCATCGGATCCAAACCGGTGGGAGGCCGATAGATGTTTATCAGCTCACCGAGCGCGACACCCATTTAGTCGTTGCTGGATACAGCGATGAGCACCGAGCGCGGGTTATTGATCGGTGGCAGGAACTGGAAGCGAAAGCCGCCCTACCCTCCTGGGCTCAAAACCTTAGCCAGGCCGCCCGGATCGCCCTCGAAGACCTCAGCACCCAGCTGGAGCACTTCAAAGACGAAACCCATCGCCTGAACGCCGTATGCAACGATCTGGCCGCGAATCTGAAGGCTGGGCTCACGCCGGTTGAGTTCTGTCGGATGCTCAACGGCGTCAACCTGAATCGGGTTCAGCCCCTCCTGGTTGAGCGCAAGCGGCTCCTGAAGACCCAGCACGGGTACCGGAGCGCCGCTGCATACCGCGACAAGCTTTTCACCGAACGCCGCTACCTGAACCGAGATGGCCGAACCTGCGAGAAGGTCGTGCTCACCCAGAAGGGCGCCAAGTGGCTCTATTCCCAGTACGAACAGGGCCAGCTCGAAATGCGCAGGGACTGGGATGGCAGATACACACACATGCTTTTCGATAACGAGGAAAAGGCCGCATGAGCATCATCAACTTGATGGCGCGCCCTATCGCCTTCAACCGCGTCTTTGTTGATCTGGGCCTTGGCATGTGCGGTGCCATGATGTTGTCCCAGGCGCTTTACTGGCGCGCCAGAACGAGAGATCCGGAGGGCTGGTTCTACAAGTCCCAGACTGAGTGGCAAGCCGAAACCGGTATGACGAGGCGTGAGCAGGAGACTGCCCGCCGCCGATTGACCAAGGCCGGATTCCTTGAGGAACAGCGCAAGGGTGTTCCTGCCCGACTGTACTTCCGCGTGGACATCCATGCGTTGGAGACTGCGCTGGAAGAGCTTTCATCCAGTTTGGCGGAAAACGCCAATCAAGAATGTATCGAGAATGAAAACAACAGTTTGGCGGATTCCGCCAACCAAGATTGTACGAACGGTGCAACCAGTATGGCGGAAAGCGCCAATCAAGAATGCGCAGAAGCGCCAGACAGTGATGGCGGAAAGCGCCAATCTATTACAGAGATTACTTCAGAGACTACAGCAGAGATTACGGCAGAAGGATTGTCCGGGCCTGATCGGCCGGACGCCTCCGGGCCCACTTCCGATGACAGTGCTACCGAACCAGACCGCCCTGACGCAGCTATCCAGAGCGGCCGGTACTGGGGAACTCAAGACGATCTCAACTTGGCGACGTGGATGTGGGAGCAGCTGGCGGAGCAGCTGGGCCAGGACAAGCCCCGAGAGCCAAACCTTGCGCGCTGGGCGAATACCATCCGGCTGATGCGACAGCAGGATCGCCGGGAGCTGGTGCACATTCGGGCTCTATTCAACTGGTGCCGTCAGCATGGCTTCTGGTCTGCCAATGTTCAGTGCCCCGACAAGCTTCGCGAGAAATGGTCTCAGCTTGCGGCTCAACGCAAGGCGGAGCGCCGAAAATCCCCAGAGCAGGCCGGGCTTGATCGAGCGGCAGAACTTCGACGGATCCACGAACAGCGCGCTGGCAACCAACGGGGGGCAATCTATGAACACTAACGACCTGGAAGCCTTTGGCGATATGTGGGCCCAGGCTCATGAGATCTACGGTAAAAGCCCGGAGCCGAGAGTAGTTTACATGGTGTTTCAGTCCCTGATCGGTTTCTCGCTGGCGGACATTGAGCGCGCCCTGTCCCGACACATTACCAACCCGGACACTGGCCAGTTCCCGCCAAAGCCAGCGGATATCGTTCGACTGCTCCAGGGCAGTAGCCAATCCGCCAGCGGTGAGGCATGGGCAAAGGTCGATCACGCGATCCGCTGCGTGGGCAATTACCGGTCAGTCGTTTTTGACGATCCCAAGATTCACGCGGCCATCGAACGCCTGGGCGGCTGGCTGAAGGTCAGCATGACTGACGACAAGGAATACCCGTTCCTCCGGAACAACTTCCAGAAGCTCTACCAGGGCTTCACGGTACAACCGCCGGAGTCGTTCCCTCGAAAGCTGGTCGGTACATGTGAGCACGAGAACAGCCAGCACAGCGGATTCAGGCGCGGGCGTGCACAAGATGAACCGGTAATGATTGGCAATGCGGAAAAGGCCCGGCAGGTGTACCAGGGCGGCGGCGACCTCGGCATCACTCATATCCACCAGCGAGGTACCCAGGAGTACCTGGAAAGCGCCATCGACAGCGGAGTTAAGAAACTCGGAGGCCTGCATTGAAGGAAGTAACGAAAAAGGCCGGCCCAGCGTTCAATCAGGAGAAGCGACCGCTTAAGCCCTGCCCCCATTGTCATGGAGCGGGATTCGTGCAGTCGATGTTCTATCAGCTGCGATGCGACAACTGCGAGGCGTCCGGTGTTGTGTGCAAAGAGACCGGTGAAAGCCTGGCAATTGATGATCTGGTGATTCAGCTGCGGATCCGTCTGAACGATCGAAGCCAGCAGCTCAGATCCCTGCGCAAGCAGTTGGGAGAGCTCAGAAGCGGAGAAAGCGGCCGGGGTTATGGCGCTGGCGGATCACGGTACCACGGTGACTGACATGCTGAAGAAACCGACACCTATTCGATCAAACCACATTCGAAACGCTGCTCGGGGGCAAGCCTGCACCCTGCAGATCGTTGGCGTGTGTAACGGAGACTGGTCGACAACCGTGCTGGCTCACCTCCCGGATGAAAGCCACGGCATCGCCAGGAAGGCGGACGATCTGAGCGCCTGCTTCGCGTGTGACGCCTGTCATTCAGTCATCGATGGCCGAATGAAGTGGCCACCCATGGAACGGGAGCACAAAGACTGGTACCTGCGCCGGGCACAGATGCGCACCTGGCGGGAATTGTTCGGTATGGGGGTGATCACGATCAAGGGGGCGGCATGACGCCAGAACAGCATAAGGCCGAATGCCTGGAACGCTGGGAGGCGCTTAAAGCTGAAGCCATGACCAAATGGGGATTGTTCCTGCGAAAGCGGATCAGTCGGGGGCAGCTGGAACAATGGCTGAGACAGCAGTCAGAAATGGACGAAAGAACAATACGCGCGATGTTCAACGGGATGCGGAGTAGGTAATGGCAGAACAGAATCGGAGAACAGCAGAGCAGAGACGAGCCCGGGAGGTCGCCCAACGGGAAGTGGACCGGTTCATTGCATACCTGCAGGGATTGGACACCATCGACCAGATCGCGCACCAGGGCCGCAGCATTATGGGCATGTGGGCCGAATTTGAGGGCAAGCCGCCGTCAGGATCTGGATTTAGTGGGTTTTGCGTGCTGGCGGACAAACTGGAGAAGATCCGCATGCGTAACATGCCGGCAGAGTTTGCTAGGGCCTACGAGCGACTCAGAACAATGGCTTCCAAGTCCCCTAAGCGAGTAGATGCGTTGGTAGTAGATCGCTTCTACCGCGGCCGGACCAAGGTAGCGATAGATCCGTTTACAGAGAAAAGGCTCGAAATCCATTGGAATGATGAGGCTTGCGGCCAACTTTTGGATTGCACGGCAAAAGTGTTTCAACGGCGAGTAACAGAAGGCTACAAGCAGCTCGAAAGTCTGCTTGAGGGATCAAAACGTAAAACTTTGACGTCGGTGGCGTAACGAGAATTCCCTTTGGAAGATGATTCTCAAGCGCTTATCAATAGTTCACACAAGTTTTACCAGGGCGCGCCAACCTGCATTGAGTGGCTTAATCAATCCAGAATGCGTTAACACGGTGAATGTAGGTAATACTGCTCTATTTGCAGAAATTGCACATTGCGCATACAATTACCGCCTGAATATACCTATTGAGGTTGATCCCATGAGTGTTGCAGCTATGAGCTTTGTTGCAAACAAAGCTGATACCAAGTTAAAACGCACCACCAAAAAGAAGTCGCCGATCAACCGTGCTCGCATGGAACATGCCTTGAACAGCGGCGAAGCGACACAAATCCCCCACGGCCTCTCACGCGAAGAAATGCGCCAGTTCATCCTTAACGCAAGTTGAGATTGCGTATAACAAGGATGTTCTGAGTGCAGTATACGGTCGACTTTCTTCCCAAATTCAAAAAAGAGTTCGCGAATTTCCCTCCAGAGCACCAAGACAAGGTGCTCGATTTCGTGAAGCAGTTCCAAATGCATGGACTTTCCGATTTCTCACTATACGAGGGGAAAGTAGCCCGAAGCGCCGTCCCCGGCACACCGGAATACTACTATGCGAGCTCGAATGACTTGTGGCATTACCACATCGGTATCCCGGCCTACACCCAGATCCATGGACGATACAAAACCTCGGACATGCTTCTACATTTCCAATGGCGAAACAAAGGTCCACATATCAGCCTCGTAGATATGTATGATCACTACACCAGCACTGGACGATTTTACCTGCCATCTGGTGATTACTTGGTTCGATGATCACTACATATTGACATCAGGGGTCCAGTGGCTACACTATTTGCTAACTGGTCGAAATGACCCCAAACGAAACCGCCCTCCCCTAGGAGCTGGCGGTTTTTTTGTGCCCGACTACTCCAACTTGCCCGCCACTGAGCGGGCTTTTTTATGCCTATGAATCGCGAACTGCTGAGATCACAACTTGAGCGGCATGAAGGCCTGCGCCTGAAGCCCTACCTGGACACAGTAGGCAAGTTGACCGTCGGTTATGGCCGCAACCTGGAAGAGGTAGGCATCAGTCGAGATGAGGCGGACTTCATGCTCGATAACGATATCGACATGATTGAAGCTCAACTGGAGACCGTTGACGAGTATCTGTCGCTGGACCCAGTGCGTCAGACCGTTCTTGCGAACATGGGCTTCAACTTAGGGTTTTATGGCCTTATGAAGTTCAAAAGGATGTGGGCAGCAATCAGCCGGCAGGATTGGGAAAACGGTTCATGGGAAATGCGCAATTCCAAATGGGCCCGCCAGGTCGGCTATCGCGCAAGTGAACTCGCCAAGATCATGGAGACTGGCGAGGTAGCCGGTGAGTGATATGGCCGACCGCAGGCAATGGCACCTGGATAAGAGCGTCAGTGTTGCCCACATCATCACGACTGTTGCGCTAGTTGTGTCGGCGCTGTGGTTCCTTGCCGGGCAAGACCGGAGAATCAGCAACCTCGAATTGAACTATGCGCACCTGAAGGCGGCCCGAGTTGAAGATCAGGAGCGGGCTGAACGCAAGTTCGACGAGCTCAAGACTGACCTGCGTATGATTAATGCCAAGCTTGACCGACTGATCGAGGGAAGCGGTGGTGGCCGCTGATCACCCGAACCCCAATCAGTGGTGGTATCACCGCCGCCTGATGGCCTATTTCAGTTTGGCCTGTCTGGCCGCCTTGCTGCTCGGCATGTTTGGGAACCGTATACCAGAGCCGATGTTGCCGCTGGCTCAAACCCTGGCTTGGGTGTTCAGCGTCAACCTTCTGTACTACTACGGTGGCAATGCCGTCGAGTACCTCAAGGATCGCAAATGACTTTCAAAGTAAAGCTTTTGATTGTTGGCGCGGTTCTCGGAGCTGTTGCTCTGGGTAGCTGGACCGCTCGCGGTTGGTTTGAGGACAGCAAAGACCTCGCTGCCGTTGAAGCCCAACGCGCTCTGGCTGCTGAGATTCGCGAGGGCCAGGCTGCCATCTCCAAGCAGGTAGAGGAGCGCCTCAGCCAGCTGCGCGCCAATGAGCGCATCATTGATCGTGGAGTTATCCGTGAGATCCAGAAGCCGATTTATCAGCGCGTGTGTTTTGAGCCTGAGCTTGTCGAGCTGCTCAATGCTGCGCAGCGAGGCGATGCTGGGGCCGGATCAGCAGAACCTGCTGGTGAAGTGCCCCGCCCAGCTTCCAGAGTTCAGTAATGGTCAGGCAGACACCGCCGCCAGCGTGATAACAGCCACGGCCAGCATCTACCACGACTGCGCCACCAGGCAGCGTGGCTTGGTCGATGCAGTGATTGAGAGCCAGTAGTGCCTCGCAGACCACTGAAGCCATGCGCAGCAGCAGGTTGCCATGAGCTGCTGCGAGGGCAGCGCTATTGCGACAAACACCAGCCCGCCCCCAGGCAGTACAACCGAGCCAAGGAAAGGGAGCGTGGCAGCAGCACCCAACGAGGTTATGGCTACAAATGGCGCCAAGCCCGGCGCGATTGGTTGATGGCCAACCCCCTGTGTGCTGAGTGCAACAGGCAAGGCCGAATCACAGCGGCAACAGATGTTGATCACATCATCCCCCACAGAGGCGACCTGAAACTCTTCTGGAGCCGCTCCAACTGGCAGTCACTCTGCCACCCATGCCACTCACGAAAGACCGCGAGAGAGGACGGAGGGTTCGGCAACGATCGAGGCTGAGGGCCCCGGGGGTGGTCAAATCTCTACAGGTCACAAGACCTCGACCGCGTGCCCTAGCCAGATTTTTATGCGTGAGAAATAACGAAACTTTTTTGGGAGGCCCTGGTGAACAACAACGCCCCGGTTCGCGCCTCCGGCGGAGGGCGGAAAAGGAAGTCGCTCGGCACACAGAAAAGCTCGATCACTCGGATTAACCCGCCAGAGGAATTGATGGGCGAGGCGGCCCGCCGGATCTGGAAACAACAATCGAAAGTTCTGATTGATCGCGGCACCTTCGAGGTCGAAGACGCCCCACTCCTGCAAGCCTACTGCAACGCCTGGCAGTTGATGCTCGATGCTGAAACCAGAATCGCCAAGGAAGGATTAACGCTGCCCACCGCTGACGGCAGCGAGAAGATGCACCCAGTCATCAACGTGCGAGACAAATCAGTGCAGCAACTTTCGAGGCTCGGCTCTTTGCTCGGCCTGGATCCGCTCACCCGCCATCGGATGCTCGGTGGCGGAGCGAACGACGATGGCAAAAACGAGGGCAACGAATTCGACGAGTTCTAACCTATGAGCGCCTACCCGAATGTGAACGCGGCGCAGAAGTACGCCCGCGACGTGGTAGGGGGCCGGATCGTCGCCTGCAACTACGTGAAGGCAGCTTGTGCCCGACACCTCAACGATCTGAAAGCCGCGAAGGCGAAGAGCTACCCCTACCGGTTCGACCGGGATCTGGCGGAGCGGGCGTGTCGATTCGTCCAGCTGCTGCCCCACACCAAAGGTGAGTGGGCCCGCGGCAATCAGAGAATCGTTCTCGAGCCTTGGCAGCTGTTCAGCTTTGCAATGGTGTTCGGGTGGGTTCGCAAGAAAGACAAGCTCCGGCGGTTCAGGGAAGTCTACGAGGAAGTTCCCAGGAAGAACGGCAAATCGATCAAGGTAGCCGGTGCGGGGCTGTACGCCTTCTGCGCAGATAACGAATACGGCGCCGAGGTTTACTGCGGTGCCACCAGCGAGAAACAGGCATGGGAGGTTTTCCGCCCTGCCCTCAAAATGGCCCGCCGGCTCCCAAACCTGCGCAAGCGATTTGGCATCGTTCCCTGGGCTAAAAAACTGGAACGGGCTGACGGTTCTGTATTTGAGCCGGTGATAGGCGATCCCGGCGACGGCTCCAGTCCGTCAATGGCCATCGTGGATGAATACCACGAACATCCGGACTCCCGCCTTTACGACACGATGATCACCGGCATGGGCGCACGATCCCAGCCGCTGATGTGGGTGATCACAACCGCCGGCTTCGATATCGCGGGCCCGTGCTACGAAATGCGGGAACGCGCCATCGAGATGCTGGAAGGAACCAGCCAGGACGATGAGCTGTTCGCGATCATTTACACGATCGACCCCGGCGACGACTGGACGACCGACGAGGCGATTCTCAAGGCCAACCCGAACGCCGGGGTTTCAGTAAAGCTCGACTACCTCCGCAGCCAGCGGGACAAGGCAGTGGCGCGGGCAAGGCTGGCCAACAAGTACAAAACCAAGCACCTCAATGTGTGGGTTTCCTCGAAAGAGGCATTCTTCAACATGGAGGATTGGAAGCGCTGCGAAGACCGGTCTCTAACGATCGACCAGTTCCGCGGCGAAGAGTGCATCCTCGCGTTCGACCTGGCCCGCAAGCTGGACATGAACTCCATGGCCCGGGTGTTCCGAAAAGTGATCGACGGCAAAACGCATTACTACAGCGTGGGGCCTCGATTCTGGGTGCCAGAAGATACCGCCTTCGATAACGAGGACCGCCGGATCAGCGAGCGGTTCCAGGGCTGGATTGAGTCGAAGCACCTGGACGCGACGGACGGCAGCGAGGTGGATTATCGGGAAATTCTGGAGTGTGCCAAGGAAGCGAGCCTTGAGACGCCAGCACTGGAATGCCCAATCGACCCACACGGCGCCACCAACCTTTCGCACCAGCTGGACGACGAAGGCCTGAACCCGGTCACCATAGTTCAGAACTACACCAACATGTCGGACCCCATGAAGGAACTGGAAGCGGCGATCGTCTCTGGCCGGTTCCACCATGATGGCCACCCGATCATGACCTGGTGTGTTGGCAACGTGGTTGGCAAGTATCTGCCCGGCAACGACGACGTGGTTCGTCCTATCAAGCAGGGCGATCACAACAAGATTGACGGCGCGGTGGCGCTAATCATGGCCATTGGCCGCGCACTGGCTCACGCCCAAGTAGGCGAGAGCGTGCTCGACACCCTCTCCGACGACGACATTCTGGTGATGTGAATGCGCACTTACCTGATCGACACCCTGGGCCTGACCGGCTTCGGGGCGATGACTTATGGCCTGTATCTCCGTTTCGGCCTCGCGGACGCCCTTATCGCTGCCGGCGGCATGATGCTGGTCATGGCTTTGGCAGCCGCCCGGGCGTCCAAACGCAACGCTGGCGGAGGTAAGAAATAATGCTCGAGTCTCTTTTCGCCTCCGAGGCCCGTTCGATCGAGAACCCGGACACCCCGCTGACCGGCCAGAACCTTGATGAGTATCTGCAGGGCGACAGCGGCATCACCGTGGACAACCACTCAGCCTTAACGCTTTCAGCTGTGTACTCCTGCATCTACGTGCTGTCGTCATCCATTGGCCAGCTGCCGCTCCACGTTATGCGCAAGCAGGGCAACAACATCGAGGCCGCCAAGGACCACCCGGCTTATTGGCTTCTGCACGACGAGCCCAACACCTGGCAGACCAGTTACAAGTGGCGAGAAACAAAACAGGCGCACGTCCTTGGTTGGGGCAACGGCTACACACAAGCCATTCGCAGCCCTCGCGGCGAGCTCCGGGAATTGGTAACGCGGCGCCCCTGGGAGACCCAGCTGGTCAAGAACGGTAACCGCTGGCTATTCGCTGTAAACGAGGAAGACGAAGGCAGCCGAGCGGTGGCGCTGGAAGACATGATCCACGTTCGAGCTCTGGGCTCCGATGGCCGCACCGGGAAGAGCCTGATTCGCCAGCACGCCGAAACCATCGGCCTGGGGCTGGCGGCTCAGCGGTATGGCAAGGATTTCTTCACTGGTGGAGGCAGGCCGACAGGGCTGGTGACCGTAAAAAATGCCCTGCAAAAAGACAGCTGGACGCGCCTGAAAGAGGCATGGCAGGGCGCTGTCTCCCGCCTGAAAGCCAGTGAAAACAAAACCCTATTACTCCCGGCGGATCTCGATTACAAGTCGATCACCATCCCGCCAGAAGACGCGCAGTTCCTGGAAACCCGGAAGCTGAATCGCTCCGAAGTGGCCGGCATCTTTAACGTCCCGGCCCACATGATCAATGACCTGGACAAGGCCACCTTCTCCAATATCAGCGAACAAGCCATCCAGTTCGTCCGGCATACCATGATGCCGTGGATCGTGAACTGGGAGCAGGAAATTAACCGGCGGGTTTTCACCCGAGCAGAACGGGCCGCTGGCTATTACGCCAAGTTCAATCTGGCAGGCCTGCTCCGCGGTACCGCCAAGGAGCGCGCCGAGTTCTACCACTACGCCATCACCGATGGCTGGATGGACCGCAACGAAGCCCGAGTGCTGGAAGACATGAACCCGCGTGACGGCCTCGACCAGATGCTGGTCAGCGTCAACGCCCAACCCCTGAGCAATCTGAACAACTCCAACACCCCCAACGATGACGAGGAACCCACCTCATGAGCGAAGTCGAGAAGCGCGCCCTTCCGTGTGAGGTGCGTGCCGAAGAAACCGAGGAAGGACAACCCGCCCGCATCGTCGGGCACGGTGCCGTCTTCAACAAGCGCAGCGACATGATTCTCGGCATGTTCAAAGAGGAGATCGCCCCGGGCGCCTTCGATGATGTGCTCGGTGACGACGTGCGCGCTCTGTTCAACCACGACCCCAACTTCGTGCTGGGCCGAACCCTCAGCGGAACTCTTGAGCTGTCCGTGGATTCAGAGGGCCTTCGCTACGACATCAACCCGCCAGATACCCAGTCTGTTCGCGATCTGGTTCTGGCACCGCTGGCCCGGGGTGATATCACCGGTTCCAGCTTCGCGTTCCGAGTTGCCCCCGATGGCGATGAATGGCGCGAAGAAGACGACGGCCTGATTGTGCGGACCATTCGCCGCTTCAGCCGGTTGCTCGACGTTTCGCCGGTGACTTACCCGGCGTACCCGGATGCGGGCGCTGCCAAGCGCTCCCTCGAAGCTCGCTGTGCCGAGATTCAAAACCTCGCTCAGCGAGCAATCAATCAGCGCCGCGCCCGCGAGCGCTTCCTTGAACTCATCCACGCCTGAACCTCAAACAGCGCCCCGGAGGGCTGAACAACATGAAACTTCATGAATTGAAGCAAGCTTACAACGAAGTCGCCCGCAACATGCGCAACCTGCATGACAACATCGGCGATAACACCTGGACTGACGAACAGCGCAGCCAGTGGACCGAAATGAAGAAGAAGCTGGACGGCTTCGACGAGCAGATCAAGCGCGAAGAGGCCCTTCGTGATGCAGATCAGCGCTTCGTGGAGGAGCACGAAGAAGAGCATCGCAACAACCAGGAAAGCGAAGAACGCGGCGGAGAGTCTGCTGACGAACAGCGTGCCGCTGCCTTTGATGCTTTCCTGCGTCAGGGCATGAGCGAAATGACCACCGAGCAGCGCCAGATCCTTCGCGAGATGCGCGCTCAGGCAACCAGCCCCGGTGAGAAAGGTGGCTATACCGTACCGACCCAGATGCTGAACATGATCTACGAATCCATGAAGGATTATGGCGGCCTTGCCGGTGTGGCCCAGATCATGACCACCGACAGCGGGAACCCGATTGAATGGCCAACCAGCAATGGTACTGCCGAAGAGGGCGTGCTGCTGGGCGAGAATCAGGAAGCTGCCGAAGAGGATGTCGAATTCGGCATGGAGACTTTGGGCGCTGTGAAGCTCACATCCAAAGTGATCCGCGTGTCCAATGAGCTGTTGAACGACTCCGGCGTGAACATCGAGGCGTTCCTGGCAAATCGCATCGGTCAGCGCATTGGTCGCGGCGAAGCCAAGTATCTGGTTCAGGGTACCGGTGCCGGAACTCCGAAACAGCCCAACGGCCTGCAGTCCGCCGTTACTGGTGTCACAAATGTGGCTGCCAATAACGAGTTCACCTGGCAGGAGATCAACGCCCTCATCCACTCCATCGATCCGGCATACCGCCGCGCCGCTGGCTTCCGCATCGGCTTCAACGACAACACCCTGAAGCTGTTGACGGAAATGGAAGACAACCAGGGCCGTCCGCTTTGGCTGCCTGCCGTTGCCGGCGCCGCGCCAGCCACCATCCTGAACCGGGAATACTTCGTCGACCAGGGCATTGACGATATCGCCGACAACGCCAAGTTCATGTACGCGGGTGATTTCAAGCAATTCATCATCCGCCGCGTGCGCTACATGGTGTTGAAGCGTCTGGTTGAGCGTTACGCCGAATTCGATCAGACCGGCTTCCTGGCATTCCACCGCTTTGACTGCGTTCTGCAAGACACCGCCGCAATCAAGGCGCTGGCCGGCCCGGTCGTTTAATCGGCTGGCGGTTCCGAACCGGCTGGTCCCGCTACGTTGGGGCCAGCCTTCACTTGAGACTGTCACATGCTCGAACTGGACATCATCAAGCCGCACCTTCGGTTGGAGCTGGACGACTCCGAAGAAGACGCGCTGCTAGAAACCTACGCAACGGCTGCACAGCGCTACGTCGAGAATCACATCGGCCGGAACCTGTATGCCACCGCGGGCGAGATCCCCAAGGATCCGGAAACCGGAGAACCAACAGACGACCACGCCCTGGTGCTTGATGACGACATCACGGCAGCAATGCTGTTGCTGATCGGCCACTGGTACGTGAACCGGGAAAGCGTCGTGGTTGGATCAATCACCGCCGAGGTGCCGATGGCGGTAGACGCGCTGATCTGCCCTTACCGTCACTTCTACTTCGCTTAGAGGAATCGAACATGACTCGCAAAAACCAGAAGACCGAACCAGCTCCAACTGAGGAAGCCGTCAAAACGGAAAGGTCTGAATCAGCCGAGCAACAGGCGCCGCGTGCTGCTGGAAAGACCGGAGCAAAAACCAGCGCCGGTTACATCGAAGCAAAGCTGAAAGCCCGCCACTGCAGCGGTGGGCGCTGCAAAGAAAAGGGCGACACCATGCGCATGACCCGCGGGGAATACGAGCGCCTGAAGAAATACGACCGGGTAGAGTGATATGCGAGCGGGCCACCTGAGAACACGCTTGAGCATTCTGGATGCTGGGGTAGAAGTCGGCAAAGTCTGGGCCGACGTTCGCCCTCCCACTGAATCAGGTGAGGCCAAGGGGCTCCGCGAATCGGGTTCAACCAAGGTCATTATCCGGCCGCGCCCGGGCATCCGCCCCGGGCTATTTCTTTCGGGTAAGGGGTACGTGCTGGTGGTCGAAGCGGCCGGCGATCACCTTGCCCGCGGTCGTGACCTGCATATCACCTGCACCCGCCTGCTTGGCACTCCAGGCACCTACACCCAGAAGGACGGCACAGAAATTAATGTGCTGGCCCACGTTGCTGTGAACACCCCATACATCGGCATGAATGGCCAGCTGATGGACTTCCGGTATCGGATAGAAGTGCCGAGTTATCAAGTGCCGGCCAACTGGCAGCCCGGTGACAAGATCACAGTGTCCGGCCGCGAGTATGTGCTGACCGGGCTGGCGGAAGATTCGGGCCACGGACAAGTTACGGCGTACACGGCATGAGTTACACCCTGCAAACCCAAGGCGCCGACCGACTGGCTGAACTATTGGGCGCCCTGCCGGATGAAACCGAGCGGGCTCAACGTAACGCCCTGAACGCCGCCGCCACCGAGTTCAAACGGAGCTTTGTGGATGAGATCAGCGCCGGCACCAGCCTGAAGAAAAAGCTGGTTCGCCAGGGCATCCGCGTGAGCCGTGCCAAGCGTGCCACCAGCGAGGCCCGGATTATCCCGGACAGCCAGGGCCTACCCATTACCGAATACACCTGGCGTCCAGAGCCTGCCGGACACCCTACGCGGGCTCGGGTTCTGATCCGATGGTTTGGCGGCTGGAAGGTGGCAGCCGGCTTTATCAACCCGGAGTCCGACCGCCCCATTCCCCTGAAAACGATCACCAGTCGCGGCCGATCACGCCGGCCAATGTTGGCCCACGGCGTAAGCATCGCAGCCGCGTTCAAGTACGTCAGAGACGACGATCGAAAGATGGAGACCTACGCGGCCCGGCTCGCCGAAATCTTTGAAGAGAAGCTTGAAGACCAAATCAACCAGAGAGCGTGACCATGGCAGACCCCAAATCCCTGAGAGTGGTGAAGGCCGTTCAAGGGGCGCTCGAGCAAATCCAGAGGCCCGACTACAACACCGACGCCGGTACCCGAATAAGCCGAGGCCGCCGCCGGATCAGCACCAACGAAACCTTCCCCTTGATCATTATCCACGAAGGTGAAGAGGAAGTGGTTAAGCGGGCGGGGGTGCACCAGGTTCAAAACCGCCTGAACATCACCGTGGAGGGCTGGGTGCAGGCTGACCCGATCAACCCGCTCGATGATGCCCACCTGCTACTGGCTGACATTCAGAAATCCCTGTTTCCGGCCCTGGAAAGCCGAACTAATCCGGGGCTGCTTGTGCAAGTGCAATACCTGGGGCGAGTCATCGACCCGCCCGAAGACGGTTCCCGTTCCTGTTCTGTCTCTGTCCTGCTCGCCATTGACTGGACAGAACATCTCACCGACCCCACGAAATAAGAGGATCGACCCATGGCTGAGCAAATCAACGAGGCGTATATCGGCTCCGGTATCGTCTACATCAACGGCCGCGATGTCGGCAACTGCTCCAACGTGAACTTTGCGATCGAGCAGGAAACCCAAACCCAGCGGAACTATCGGGGCGGCGGCGGCAACTTTGCCTCTGTGACCACCGTAAGTGCCGTGAATCTGTCTATGGAACTGGCCAACTTCAGTAACGCCAACCTGGCGCTGGCGCTTCGCGGTGTCGTTGAAAGCGTAGCGGCGGGTCAGGTTGCCGATGAGTCGGTTGTGGCGGTTGCTGGCGGTTTGGCTGAGACATCCAAGATGATCGACCTTTCCGATACTGCCAACACCGTAACCGTGAAGGATGAGACAGACCAGACCACTTACGTTGCAGGTACCGACTACGAGGTTACCGCTGCCGGCCTGAAGATCCTGTCTGGCGGCAATATCACTGACGGCGAAACGTTGAAAGTGAGCTACGACAACCAGGGCACCAACGTTCTGCAGGCTCTGATCGACTCCGGTCAGGAAGTGCGCGTGGTGCTGGATGGTATCAACGACGCGACCGGAAAGCCGGTTACCGTCAAGGTACACCGCTGGAAGCCGTCGCCAACCTCTGGCCTTGGTCTGATCTCCGACAGCTTCGCAACCTTCACCATTGAAGGTGAAGTGCTGGCGGATGAAACCATCCAGGCTGCTGGCAAATCCAAGTTCTTCACCCGCGCCGCAGCTGCAGCGTAAAAGCCTGACCAACCGGTGGGGCCACCCGGCCCCACCACTCCCCCTCCCCTTGCTGTTCTGCTGAGACTGACATGGCGCTGAAAGACTCGATCATCAACCTTGTCCTGAAAGGCAAGGACTTAATGACCCCTGCCACCAAAACGGCAGCGGACAGCGTTGGCAAACTGCAAGAGCGCAGCGACGAACTTACGACTGCCCTCGAAAAGCTCACCAAAACCGAACGCAACATTGAGCAGTTCAAGAAGCTCAGCGAACAAAGCGATCGCCTGAAAGATAACTGGCAGGAAGCCGAGTACGAGCTGCAGCAACTCAAAGAAACCTTCGAGGCTACAGAGAAGCCCACCAAGGCCATGGCCCGGGAGCTGGAGAAGGCAGAGAAGTCTGCCGAAGGCGCCCAAGTTGCCTGGCGTAGAAACAGGGATTCCCTCGACCGCCTGACGCCGCAACTCAAAGCCGCCGGCGTGAACATGGACAACCTCGACCAGGCTCAGGATGACGTTCAGCAGTCTGCCATGCGTCTGCGTTCAGACCTCACCGGCGTCAACGTGCAGCTCGATCGTCAGGAGCAGGCTGCAAAAGAAGCCGCCGAGGGTACCGAAGAGCTGGGCGACGAAGCCGAGCGGTCATCTGGTCTGATTTCAAAACTCGGTGCAGGCATTAAAACCGTGGCCGCCGGCGCCGCTGCCCTGGTCGCCAGTATCGGTGCATCAGCTGCCACGCTAACTGTTTTCTCCCGTAGCCAGGCGTCCCTTGCCGACGAGATCACCAACACCAGCAACGCCATTGGCGTAAACCGTGAAGCCCTGCAGGTCTGGCAGGTTGCTGGTGAGCGCGTTGGTCTTACAGGTGAAAAGGTCACCGATATTCTCCGCAGCGTGACGGAGCGGCTGGGCGAGTTCGCCGCCAACGGAGGTGGCGAGGCAGCCCAGGTGATGGAGCGCCTTAATCTCCAAATCGAGGACTTTGAAGGTCTAGCCCCGGATGAGCAAATGCTCAAGTTTGCCGAGGCTATCGAAAGCCTGCCGAAGGCCGAGCAGGTTGCCCTTCTGGAAAAACTCGGTAGCGATGCCAGTCAACTGCAGCCTCTCCTCGAGGACAACGCTGCAGGGCTGAGAGCCATTGCCGCGGAAGCTGCGCAATCAGGAGCAATATATTCCGAGGAAGAGCTCGACAAGCTCCTTCGCGCCAATGACATCTACAACTCCATTACCATAAAAATTCAGGGCCTCACCCGCCGAATTGGCGCGGAGCTGGCACCGGCTGTTGCCGATGCAACGGATAAAGTCGTCAAGCTTTTCGATCAAAACGAAACCGGTGAAAAGCTGATCGACATGTTCAGGCGCATCACTACCTGGGGCGCCGATATGGCGACCAAGCTGGTGGAGAATGCTGACAGCATATCCGCCGGTTTCGGCAAACTCTGGGACACCATTCAGGCTGGTGCCAACGGAGCCGTTGCTATATTTCGCGGATTGCAGACCATCGTTGCAGCTTGGTCCACGCTGGTGGCTGGTAGCTTTGCCACCGTTCTCAGCATCGCGGAGGGCCTGGCTGTTGCTATGAATAAGGCCGGCCTCGTCAGCGATGAAACCCTGAACAACATTAGATCGAAAGCCGAAGCTGCGCGTCAGTCGGTAATGGATCTGGGCCAACAGACTGCAGAGTATGGCCGCCAAGCAGTCGAGGCTGGGAAAGGTGTGGTTGATGCCTTCGATGGCGCGGCTGACGCAGGGACAAAGCTCCAGGAGAAAACCGAGAAAGGAATCGGCACCCTGACCACACTGGCTGAGAATGTTGAAACTGCCGTCCGTAAAGCTGGGGATGAAACGACCAAAGCAAGGCAGAAAGCCAAGGATTTGGCGGAGGCCTACGAAACGCTTGGTATAGAGAGCCAAGCCGCTTTGAACAAAGCGGCGGAAACTGCCAAGCAAGACTTTGAAACCATTCTGGCAAGCGGAAAAGCCACAAAACGTGAACTTTCCGAAGCTTTTCAAGCCTACGCTCAAGCCATTATAGATTCTGGCGACAAAGCCAAGATCCGGGCCCTGGAAGTGGAAGCCGCCCAACTCGGTCTACGTGATGCGCTGAGAGAGGTGAGGGCTCAGGCGGAGGAATCTGGAGATGCCGCGAGCTCCAGTGCTGAGGATATTGCTATAAAGGCCGGCAAAGCTGCCGATGAAACAAAGCGCCTCGCAGATGAAACCCGGAAGGCCAAGCAGGAAGCTGAGGCTGCACGGGAGAAGTTTCGGGAAACCCTTGGAGCGTCCTTCTCCAAAGCGATATCCACGGCCAGAGAGCAGGTAACCGCTCTATCTGTGGCTGCCCGAAACCTGTTCGAGATGAAGATCGGCGGCAACGCGTTTGTGAAACAGAGCGAAGACGCCGCCGCATCACTGGAGAGGGCCCGCCAGCGTACCGATGAGCTGGCATCTGCCCGACGGCGCTTGATGTCCAGCAGTCTGGCGGCTTGGTTTGCGGACACCGCCTTACATGCCGCCGAGACAGAAGAACGGTTCTGGGCCCAGGCCGTAGCGATGGAGAACCTGCAGGAAAAGATTGAATCCGGCAGCTTCAGCCTTAGCCAGCTCAACGGCCTGAGCGAAACCGCCGCCACCCGTTTCGATGTTTTGGACAAGCAGCGCCTCAGCGGCCTGCAAAGTGCGATCGACTCCGCCAAGCAGAAACTACAGTCACTCACCGACACCGCAGACAACACCCTCAACAGTCTGCGTCAGCGTTTGGCGGATATCCGGGGTGACACTGAAGAAGCCCAGCGCATTCAGTATGAATCCGAGCGTAAGCGCTTGCAGGAGCAGCTGGAGCAGGCCCGGCAGGCTGGCGCCGATGCGGCCGCTGCCGACTACCAGCAGTCCCTGGATACCCTCGAAAAGATCTACCAGATCGAACAGAAGAACCGCCGGGAAGAACAGAACGCCCGCGAGAAAGAGGCCGCCGATCGGGCGCGTGATCAGCAGCTGGCAGAGATTGAGCGCCAGCGGGCGGGGCGCGATCTCAATAAACCAACACCGGCTGCATCGCCGCCGTCTCGGACAATCGTCCTACAGGGCCCGAGCGGCAACCGTGCAAGTGTCTCAGTAGCCGAGGCCGAGGAAAGCAATCTCCTGGACGTACTTGAGGATCTCGGATATCGGAGTAATGCGTAATGGCAATGAGCATATCCAATGGAATGATAACGATCGATCTCCCGCCTGATCTGCAATGGGTAGATGAGTTCGGGTGGTCTGCCGTCGAGCAGATCAAAGAATACAGCCTGACCGGTGCCCTGATAGTGCAGCAGGGGGTCAAGGCTAAGGGGCGGCCATTCACTCTAAAGAGTAACGGCGCCTCGTGGGTTAAGCGGTCGGTTGTGGAGCAAATCCAAGCCTTCTACAACACCCCAGGCAACGTTTTCACCCTCACGATTGATGGAACGAGCTACTCATTCCTGTTCGAGCGGCCAGACGGTTTCATTGCCTCCGAGGTTGGACGCCTCGTGCGGTCGGCTCAGGGTCCAGATTACCCCTTCACCATCGAGATTAAAGGCTTCGAGGTAGCAGTATGACGATTACCAACGATCAGATCGTCCTGGCAAAGAGCCAGGTAATGGCAGACACCGAGGACGGCGGCGGCCGCATGGGCGCGGATATCGTCGAGGAAGGCGCGGTAAACAACACCATGCCGGACGTGTCCCGTCTCGATCGCGTGTATGGTCGGGTCAACATGCTAAAGCTCTATCTGTCCGTGCGATCGGCGAACCAGGACACCTACCTCGGCGCCCATACATGCGTACTTCGTAACCCGGTGGATCCGCGCGTCGCCGTTACCCTATTCCAGACCGGCAGCCACACCGACCGCCGGGACTCGGCGCGCGATCGGATCGAGTCCTATGTCGTGAAGGCCACCGAGGCCAACTTCTGGCTATGGGGCGATCAGCTCCAGGGCCAGCGGGCTATCTCCGCCCTGCAGCGTAAGGACGCCACACCGCCGGAGACCGGCGAGGTCTACTGTTTGATTTCAGACGACGAGCAGACCGAGCAATACGTCCGTGTTATCGAGGTTGAGGTCGCAATCCAGACCTTTACGATCCAGATCAACAGCGATTTCCGGGAGTTCGAGCTCCAGACCCTACAGATCCGGCTCGCGAACCAGCTCGAGCACGACTTCGAGGGGTCAGATCCACACCCGACGGGCAAACAGGGAGGCGCGGCCGCGGTCCGATCAACTCAGGTCGCCGACGCAGCCCGTTACTACGGAGCGAAGAAACTCGCCGTCAGCGCGGCGCCTGGGGATCTGACAGCCCAGGTCGAGTCGGTCTATAACCACCTGGTACCGAGTGCGCAGTCGGAGACCGCCCTCACCGATCGCAGCGGCGGGCCAGGCCGTATACCGGTCGTTCCGGCGTCGACGAGCACGATCTCGGTTAATGCCGACGACGTGAACCTCGACGGCGACGGGTACGCGGTCTACTACTCCGGCCGGTCGATCGTGCCCGGATCCCTGCAGATCACCGGCAGCAACGGCACCTATGAGGACGCCGGCGGCGAGCTCGCGCACGTCAGTGGTAGCGACTACCTGGTCGAGTCCTCGATCGACTACGTCGAGGGCATTGTCCGGATCAAGTACGACACCAGCAGCCGGCGGTACAACCCGGTTACGCTAACCTTCCTGCCTGGCGCGGCGTTCTCTCAGCAGAGCTACACCGCGTCGCAGGAGGTCACACTACAGACCCGCTCCCTGACCTGGGTATTCCAGCCTCGACCAATCCCCGCACCCGGGACCCTGATCGTCGAGTATCGGGCGCTCGGCCGTTGGGCAACGCTCCGCGATCGCGGGGACGGAACGCTCACCGGCGACGGTACCGGAACGATCGACTACGCGACCGGCACGATCAGTATCACGATGGCCGGCCTTCCGGACGTCGGTACCGAGATTATCTACTCCTGGGGGGATGATCTCTCATTCGATATCGAGGACGGCAGCACAGACGCACCGATCAACGTCGTCGAGTTCATCATCGCGGACAGCATTTAAGGGGAAACCATGGCAAGCGTAGGTTATGCAGTCGGCGGGTACGTCTCCCGGCGCAATATCACACCGAATACCCTAACCATTGAATGGGCGATCGGGGCCACGACTTACAGCCTGACCGACGACGGCGCCGGAAATCTGACCGGCAACGGATCCGGCGAGGTTAGCTACTGGAACGGCCGCGTCTTTTTCCGGCCGAACCCGGCGCCCACTCCGGCCGATGGGGACTACTCGATCAGCTATAACGAGTGGGCGGCGACCCTGAAAAAGACCGACAGCGTTACGCCGACACAGGCCTCGATCAATAAGACCCTGGCCAATCAGAACCTTACACCGGGATCCCTGGTTGTCGTGGCGAAGGTTCTCCGGATCAAGGAAAGCCTCGACTACAACAGCTATTCCGGCAGCTTCGACGACGTCCGAAAGTACGAGCTCGAGGCGGTCGCTCACGACGACGGAAACGGCAACCTCCGCCGGGACGGCGCGGTGGTCGGCACGATCGACTATGTGAACGGGACGGTCAATTTCGACCTCCGGAAAAGCTACACCTACCAGGAATTAGAGCAGGGCTCCGGATTCCTGTCGCGCCAGTGGAAAGCCGGCGGCTCAACAGCCACCGAGGAGTACAATACCGCGACCGATATCACCTTCGAGTACACCGTCACCAGTGACCCGGACACCGCGAAAACGAAAACGATCGCGATCCCCGGCCTCAAGATCGCCCTTGTTCCTGGAACGCCCCGGCCGGTTGTCCCTGGCTCGATCCTGTTCCAGTTCGCCGGCAAGCTCTACCGGGACCGCTCCGGATCCATCATTACCGACTGGTCACCGGTCACGGACGGCGGGATCAATGTCGGATCGATCGACTACTCGACCGGTATCGTCGAGCTGAACGACTGGCCAGCGTCTCAAAACCTGCAGACCGCCGCCAATATCCTTAGTTGCCTGGTCCTCAAGGGCGAGCGGACGAGCTATTACTCGAAGTTCCGGACCGCCGGATCCCCGCTTCGCCAGGGCTCGCTGATCATTAACGCGACCACCGAGTCCGGCGAGGAGGTCAGCGTACAGGCGGCGCAGGACGGCACGATCACGCACACGGCCATTACGGCCGGATCCGTCGATCACGAGACCGGGATCGTCTCGATCGAGTGGGCCGAGGCGATCTTTCCCACCTCGCTCAAGTATTCGGCCGTCGCTTACAGCTATCTTCCCCTGGATCCTGGGCTCCTGGGCCTGGATCCGACACGGCTCCCGAGCGACGGCCGCGTCCCGATCTTCCTCCCTGGTGACGTGGGCGTATTCAGCCACACGATCGAGACCGAGGTCGCCAGCCCGATCGCCGGCGCCACGCTGACCTTTACCCGCGATCACCAGGCGGAGGTATGGGTCAAGGGTGATAACGGCCTGGTACTGGATGAAGCCGCGTACACCGTCGATCGGGTCGCCGGTACCCTGACCTGGGCGGATCCGCTGAACCTGCAGGACGACCAGGGCCAAGCCCTGACAACACCGCTCACGGTTTACGATCGGGTCGAGGACATGGTCCTTATTACGGATGTCCAGGTCTCCGGGCTTGTGGGCTTCAATGCGCAGCTTTCGCAGGATTACCCTGCCGGTGAGGCGGTCCTGTCCTCGGCGGTCCTTCACGGCGATTTAAGGGCCCGCGTATACAACCTGTTCCATCAAGCGAGCTGGACCGGGGAATGGTCGGATTCCAGGATCGGCAACGACACCACCGCGAAATATAACGAGGTCGCCTACCCGATCGAGATCACGAACCAGGGCTCAATTAAGGAACGCTGGTTGATACGGTTCACCAATACGACCAGTTACGAGATCGTCGGCGAGACCGTGGGCGTTGTCGCGACGGGCAACACCTCTACCGACACCTCCCCAGTCAACCCCGCGACTGGCGCCCCTTATTTCACGATTCGTCAGGCTGGATGGGGTACCGGCTGGAGCGCGGGCAACTCGGTACGGTTCAACACCGACGGGGCACAGGCGCCTTTCTGGATCGCGCGGACGATCCTTTCCGGTCCGGCCACGGCCACCGAGGACAGCTTCGCAACGCAGAACAGGGGGGACGCTGACTAATGGCGGGCTCAGGATGGGATGCAGCAACGGCCGGCCTGGGCATTGTGGTCAGCCCGGACGGCCAGACGATTACGCGGCCAACCAGCGACGGCGGCGGTACCTATGCCGGAATCAAAGGTCTCGCCGGCCGATCCAAGGGTAAGCGTTACTATGAGATTGACATTACAACAGGATCGGTCGGGGCAGCCGACGCAGCGGCCGACGTCTCCGGGATGCTTGGCGGCGGTAGTGCGATCTCCTGGGGGTACCTGAACGCAGGGTCAGAAGGCGAGCTTTACTATCAGTACGGTGCGGGCGGAGGGACCAGAGCCACCAGCGGGGCGGCTGGAGCTGGCGTTTACGGGATCCTGCTCGATTTCGACAATATGACGGCCGAGATCTATAAGGACGGCGCACTCCAGTACACGGAGACAATGAACGCTCCAGCCAATACCGAGCTTTTCCCGGCCGCTTCGATCGGCACCGGCGCAAGCGCGACGCTGCAGACTGAGGAGCCTTTCCAGTACCCGCCGGAAAAAACGTTCATCGCCTGGGATAAGCCGGACTCCGCTCTCGGGAGTCGTGTCGCCGGCCTTATGCAGATCGAGGACGTTCCGGTCAAACGAATGCTCAAGGCCTTTAGTTTCGAGCGCCTGACCTTTGACCTGGACGGCGGCTCGATAACCGAATCTAAGCCGCTCGGGCAGACTATCAGCGACGAGACCACCGGCGAGTACGAGATCATCCTCCGGGACGGCTTCCCGCGGGAAATTTTCCTCGTGGCCTTCGACGACTACGGCGAGGACTTCGCGGCCAATGCTCCGATCGAGCTCGGCGAGCGTCTCCACCCGAGCACCCCGAACGGCCACGTCTACGAATGCACCACGGCCGGGACACTACCATCGGAGGAACCGGTCTGGTCGACCGATACCAGCCAGGACCAGGCGATCGGCACCGCAGCCGTTCGCCCGACCTTGTTCTACCGCCCGGAGGCACACGGCCCGATACAGCCGGAGATCATCGAGATCGGCCTTAACATTCAGCACTTCCGGAAAACGCTCGCTCTGGGCGCGACCTTCACCGCTTGTGTGAAACCGGACGGAACGGTCGCTTGTTGGGGTAGTAACTATTGGGGGCAGCTCGACGTACCCGCTGGCTTAACAGACGTGGTCGCGATTGCCTGCTCGTTCTATAACGTATACGCCCTCAAATCGGACGGAACTATCGTGGCCTGGGGGTACTCAGGCAACAACGCGAAAAACGTGCCGCCTGGTCTAACTGGCGTTATTGGCGTCGCCTCTACAGGTTACGGCGGCATAGCCCTAATCGACGACGGAACAATCGTAACTTGGGGAAGTACGTCCGGATCCACTAGCGCAACAGACATTGCTCAGACTTCGGGAGGCTACGACCACGGCCTCGCAGTGACCTCGGAGGGTCAGGTCGTCACTTGGGGCGACACGGGCAACGGAAAGCGGACCGTGCCGGCTGGCCTGACCGAGGCGGTTCTAGTCAAAGCGGGCGCAGAGCACTCACTCGGCCTCGGATCGGATGGCACGGTCTACGCCTGGGGAGACAACTCCCAGGGTCAGTGCAATGTCCCTGCCGGGCTTGGCGGCGTCCTCGATCTCGGCGGCGGCCGCTTCCATAGTATTGCTTTGATCGATACCGGCGAGGTCGTCGGATGGGGCGGGGGATACTACGGCGAAAGCTCACCACCGGCCGGACTCGGCGACGTAGTTATGATCGATGGAGGGTACGAGCATGTGGGGGCGGTTCAGTCCGACGGAACCATCGTTCTATGGGGTCGCAGCAGTGACGGTCGATTAGACGTCCCGGCCGGCGTTAAGGCGAAGGTTTAAGCCGTGGCTTACCTGGTACCGTCGGCCACGTCGGCAGACTTCAACCTCGGGCGCTCGGGGTACGTCCCGCCCACGGATCCGCGGGCGGTTAACTTCAACCTCCTGGACTCCGGCGAGCTCCCGATCGTGTACCCGATCCCGCCGGGGATCATGGTTACGTCGACGCTCGCGGTCCGCCTGACCGGATCCGCCCCGGCGAGTTCCGCCGGGATCGGCTACTCCATGACGCCGGCACAGAAGGCCGTCAGGCGGGCGCTACGCTCGGCCATGGCCTCGAGCACGATCGACGAGCGCGCGCCACAACAATGGGACAAGGTCGCCGTTAAGGACGAGTCGATCGACGAGGGGCTCCAGCCATGGGGCGCGGCCGCCCGGAAAGATACAGGGCGAAACGCAACCGGATGGGATCCGGTACCGATCAAGGACCAGGTGCGCGGCGGGCCGGCTCAGGCCTGGGACGGTTCGATCCGGCCGCTCGAGGGTCGAGCGAGCCAGGGTTACAACGTCCCTCCGCCCAAGGACGCCACAGACAAGCACCCGCAGGCCGACAGCGCCAAGTATTGGGAGCCGGAGCCGATCGTCGTTCTCGGCGGCTACATACCGGACGTTAATTTCAATCTGACCAGGCCCTACAACGTGCCCGGCGCGGCCGTGACGGACTTCAATCTCAGCAAGGAGAGCCGGGTCCTCCCGCCGGTATATCCGACCCGCCCGGTCAACGGCGGCCGAGACCTGCAGGGCTGGACCAGCAACCAGCCCCGGGACCACCGTGAGCGCCACCCATGGGACACCAAGCCTCGGAAAGGGACAGAGGTCGATTTCGACTATGGCCAGGAGGAGCCGTTACCGCCCAAGCCACCGGCGCCGGATCCTGAAATCAAAGAGGGTTACCTGTTTATGAATGCCTCAAGCCTCAAGAAGTTACCGGAGGGGATCCCGCTCGACTTCGAGGATCTCTCGATCGGCCTCGATATCGATTCGTTTTCGTGGGCTCTCTCGGCCCGGATCCTGAACCCGGAGAGTATGGACCAGATCCGGCCGGGCCCGAGCGGACCGGTCGAGGTCGAGGCCATGGTCAATAACAAGAAATGGCGCTTTATGGTTGAGCGGTACAGCCTCGAGCGTAAGTTCCCCGATGAAACCTACCGGATCACCGGATCGAGCCTTACGCAGCTCCTCGCGGCGCCCTACAGCCCGAAGCAATCGAAGCAGATCGAGACGCCGACAAACGCGCTCCAGGTTATCCAGGACGTTCTGCAGTACACCGGCTTTACCGTCACCTGGGATACTTCCCTTGCCGACTACACCATCCCGGCCGGCGTGTGGGGGTATGAGAACAGTACACCGATCGAGGTTATCGACGAGCTGGTCAAGGCTGCCGGCGGGATCCTGGTCCCGACCTTGAGCCTCTCCGAGCTCCGCGCTTACCACCGGTACCGCGAGGGCGCGCCCTGGTACTGGTCACAGATCGACGCCTCTCGCCTGGACTTCCAGATCCCGGACTCGACGATCCTCGGTCTGTCCAGCCAATGGGAGCCAAACCCGGCCTATAACGGCGTGTACGTCTCCGGGATCTCCGCCGGCGTCGCGGTCGACGCGGTCAAGTACGGTACCGCCGGCGACGTGAGGGCTCCGGACGACTACAACGCCCTGAACCTGTCGACGCAGCAATGCCGCGGGAAGGCGACCTCGATCCTGGGCCAGGGCGGCGACCAGGAGATCGTAACGATCGAGATCCCGATCCCGACCTCCGGAGCTCCTGGCCTGGTAATCCCTGGCCAGTGGGGCGAGATCCAGGATACCCGAACCCCGGCCAACTCCTGGCGGGCCCTGGTCCTGTCGACTGGCGTCCGGGTCGCGCGCCCGGGATCCGGCCGGGCGGTCCAGATCCTCAAGCTCGAGCGCCACCACTACTGACCGATGTTGATTTTTTCGACCTGAAACGAGACAGTCCATGACCACAGTAAACAAGTTTCTACGCTTCCGGCGCCTGCTCCCGCAGCGGACCAGGTACACGATCACGATCGCGGCCGTGAACAGTGACGGGACCAGCATCGGCACAACCAGGGACGGGGGTAAGGTTCGGGTCCTTGGGGACTCGGTCGCAGTCGGTACGAAAGCCTGGGTCGACGACGGCCGGATCGTTGGGGAGGCCCCGGATCTGCCAGAGTATTCGGAGCTGATCTAGCTCCTCAGCGGTAGTAGCCACTCCAATTCACGACGCAGCCATTCTCAAAGTACACATAATTTGCGGAGCCTCCCGAGTAGTGGTAAGCCCACTGTGTTCGCCTGCCGGTCAGAATGCTTGAAGGGCTTCCCCACGAGCGCCTGACATCATTCGGCTTCATTCCGCGTTTAATCTTGTTCTGGATGATTAATCGTCGAAGGTCAGTAGAATTGATGTATGGGCAGGGGTCTTCAGGCCTGGAGCGCTGGCGGGGTTCTGGCTCATAGAACTCTACGTCGGTACCAGTATCAAATCGTCCCCCAATAGCGGGGGCCGGTTCGTGATCCAATTCCTTGGCGTCATCACCGCAAGGTTCGTCAGAGAAAATTGTCTGGCCATCAACCTTGCACTGATAGATGGCGGCCTGGCCCACTACTGGGAAGAGTAACGCGATGAAAAGCAACGTCCTTTTGAGCAT